ACTCTAAATTCAGAGTATCCAATAGATAAAAAACCTCAAATTCTTTCAGAATAACTCTTGACAATCCAGCAATAACTTGGTATAATGTAAGTAATGAATGAGAGCTCTAACGCCAGTATTCATTATTTAGCCCTAGGAGGGCATTATTATTATGTTAATTCCAACAATAAAATATGAAAAAAGAAACCCAACTATTCGTAAATTTCGTGACGAGATGTATCACAAAACAGAATGTTTACCAATAGGACAACGACTGCCAGTTAAATCAACAGACAATGAAAAAAGTGTCGGTATTATCAAAACACTACTTGATGGATTTGATATCGGTACGATTACAATAGTTAAACTTAATCGTAAACAAAGACGCGCTGCAGCAAAAGTGAAGTATGAATTTGAGAGCATTGATGGCGGCCATCGTAAGCGTTCTTTATGGGAGTATTTACAAGATGGCTTTAAAGTAGATGGAAAATTCTTTTCTGAACTTACCGATGAAAAAAAAGCTTCCTTTTTAGATACTGAGCTTTCATTTACTATTTACGATGAGCTTGATACTGTTACAAAAGGACAAATCTTTCGTACACTAAACAAAACAACTGATGTGAACTTTATTGAAATGCTTAATTCTTATGGTGATGAAGTGGTTGCAAATTTCATTCGTGAAACTGTGCGTATAGTTAAACAAATTAATAATAAACCTCATGTACTATTTGATTATCACAATAGTACTAAAACAGGCGAATCTATTTACCACTATCTATCGTTTGATAATGATCGTCTGAAACAAGATCACGCATTTGCTCGTATTGCTTATCGTTATATTTGTCATCCAAAAACATTGCTTGATGGTTCACATGACAAAGAACTAGAGGTAATGTATCAAGATAAAGGTATTTTAGAAATAAGTCAATCAACAAAATCAAAAGTGAAAAAACATTTGGACTTTTTGTTAGCAATGAGTGAACATCGTAAAATAAAATACAAAGGTGGACTTACACAACACGACTTCAAGGCAATGTCTTATCTTTACTTTTATATGCTAGATACCTATAAGTCTTTTGAGATTATTGACTATGAAGATTTTTTCGAAGCGTATGCTATTGCAAACACCACACTTATGAACAAAGACGGAAAATATGCAGATATTGTTCACGAAACTTCTGGTTACAGTGTGCAAGTAATGTATAAAAAATATATTGCAGCGCCTTGGGATGGTAAGAAAATCTCTACTGCTATCGCATATCTTATTGGTGAAATGAAAAATATTGAAAATTTTATTAAAACCAAAGATGTAGACCGCGCCTTTACTGTCCTTGAAAAAGAAGCAAAACTAGCTGGACAAGGATTTGTCTGTGCAGTAGATGGTAAAAAATTAAATTGGAAAGATGCTCATGCAGCACACATTATTGCTCATACAAATGGTGGGCTTACAGTTTATAGCAACCTTGCAATGGTTCGTGCTTGTTATAATACTGAAATGGGAACTATGAGCTTGAATGATTATATGGAACAATTAGTTGCATGATTAAAACCCTTTTAGAAAATCATATTGAAAAGAACGCACCAGATAGTGAGATTGCCGTCTTGCTATCTGGTGGTGTTGATTCTATATCAGTAGCATTTGCAGCTGATAACTTAGGTAAAAAAATTCATGCGTATAGTTTTCGTTTGGATACTCACACATCTTACGATTTTGAAAAGGCCAAAGAAATTGCAAAACAATTTGATTGGAAATTTACTGAAATTATAATTCCAACTAATAATCTAGTGGAAGACTTTCACAGACTAATCAAACTTGGTTGCAAATCTAAAACAAGTGTAGAATGCACTTATCCTTTTTTGTATGTTTATCCTCAAATATCACAGAAATATGTTATTTCAGGTTGGGCTGCAGATGGATACTATGGAATTAGTAAAAAAGCTCAAATTAATTACAAACATACACAAGAATTATTCGATGAGTTTAGAGATAATTACTTTAAGCCCGATAAGTGTGCAAATTATATCTGGCATAAAAAAGTATCAGATGCCCATAGAAAAATATTTGTTACACCATACCTTAATGATTCAGTTAAACAATTCTTTTATAGTAAGAGTTGGGATGAGTTAAACAAACCATATCAAAAACATCATGTAAGAGATGCCTTTTCTCAATTTAAATTGATAGGAAATGTGAAAAAACACTTGAACTTACAGATAGATTCTGGTATAATAGAATTATTCGATAAATTAATTGATAACAAAGAAATCAATTTTAAAAACAGAACGAGGATGCTGGATATTTGTCGTGATTGGAATATGCTAAATAATACATCAACAGCAACCTTAGAAGGATTTATGAAATAATGAAATATAAACCATACAATTTAAAAGACGTACATGATGCGTCTACACAAGAAAAATTTAAAGTCATCTCCACCTTTGCAGGTGGTGGTGGCAGTTCCACAGGCTATAAACTAGCTGGTGGTAAAATACTTTGCGTAAATGAATTTGTCAAAGAAGCGCAAACCACTTATAAAGAAAACTATCCAGATACACCGATTTTACCAGATGATATAAAGGAACTTACTGGCCAAGATTTACTTGACGCAGCTGGTGTCAAAGCTGGAGAAGTTGATATACTAGATGGTTCTCCACCATGTTCTGCTTTCTCTATGGCTGGAGCTGTAGTTCAGGGTGGTGGTCACACTAAAGGTTTTGGTAAAACTAAAAAGTATTCTGATGGTAAGAAAGTAGAAAACATTGAAGATTTATTCTTTGAGTTTCTTAGAGTTGCTGAAGAGATTAAACCAAAAGTAATTGTTGCAGAAAATGTGGCAGGACTTATGATGGGTGAAGCAAAACAATATTACTTTAAAATTACAAATGCATTTGAAAAGATTGGTTATGATGTATCTTCTATGGTTCTGGACTCATCACATTATGGTGTGCCACAAACTAGAAAAAGAGTTATCTTTATTGCGGTTCGTGAAGATGTAACTGAAGCTATTGGTCTTACCTTTATGCATATTGCTAGTATATTTCCAGATAAATTTACTGATGCAATTACTTGTGGTGATGCATTTAGTGATTTAGAGTATGATGAAGAAGAAGTAAATATGCTAACCGAAAAGTTTGCAAAAGGTTCACATTTTGAAACTGCTTCGAAGATGCCCCTTGACCCAGATAAAGTTCTAACTGGTTGTGATTATCATCCAAAGGGTCATCACTTCAACATGAAGAGAATATCTAGGCATAAACCTGCACCTACAATTACAGCATCTGGCGGCTGTATTCATTGGAGTGAGATGAGAAAACTTACACTAAACGAATCTCAAAGGGCAATGTCTTTACCAGACGATTTTAAACTGACAGGTAAATGGGAACAAAGGTCTGAAAGAATGGGTCGCATGGTTCCACCACTAATGATGAAGGCTGTTGCTGATGCAGTCTATGAAAATATTTTAAAACCATACAAGGAGTTACATAATGGCTGATTTTACATTTGCACATAGAGAAGAGGGTTTTGACCAACACATTGAACAATCAATTCGTGGTTACAGCTACTTAATAGATGATGTAATTTCACTATCACGACATTTTGTTGAGGATAATACTAAAGTTTATGATATTGGTTGTTCTACTGGCAAAATGACACAGAGATTAATTGAAGCTAATTTTGACCATTGTACTCTTGCAAGTTGGTATGGTATTGAGATTGCTGATGGTTTTCAAAAAGAACTTCAAGAAAGAGAAAAATCTATTCGTAAGTTTGACCCTACTGCGTCCATTTATTTTAAACAACAAGACATTCGTGAAATAAAAATTGTTAATGCATCACTCGTAACATCTATCTTTACTTTACAGTTTATGCCTAAGAAAGATAGACAAACTGTCATTAATGGTATTTGGAATGGACTCAATGATGGTGGTGCATATATATTTGCAGAAAAAACAATCTGTGAATCAGCAAGACACCAAGATATGTTGACATTCAATTATTACGATTATAAGAGAAAGTCGTTTAGTACAGATGATATTATGGATAAGGAAATTACCTTACGTCCAATGATGAAGCCTAACACATGGTTAGAAATACAAGACATGTTAACTACAGCTGGATTTAAAGAAGTTCAACCTTTCTGGCGAAATTATATGTTTGTTGGTGTAATTGCAATTAAATAGTTATGGAGATAGTATGAAAAGATTATTAAAAACAGTTCATGTGGCCACCTATGAAGAATTTGAAGGGGACGAACGACTTATTAGAGTTGAGACTACCACTGAGAAACACTTCCCGCATAATTCAGCACCTGCCCATCGACCAACTAAATCTACTAAAGTAGAGTACATATAGTTTATTATGGACAAT